ACATTAAGAGCAGGTGAAGGATTAACCAAAAGTCAAAAACAATTGATGGCGGCTAAGATAGCAACTGCTGTGTTATTACCAACAGTATTCTTTAGATATATAAATAGAGATAATCCAGAATATGCAAAACTTACACAACATACTAGAGATATGCATTGGGTTATACCTAAATCTGGTGGAGGTCATTTCTTAATACCTAAACCATTTGAGTGGGGTGCAATTGGAACTATATTAGATAGATGGTGGGATGCATTTGGCCCATCAGAAATAAAAAACCCTTTGACAGGTGAAAGAATGACATATCTTGAAAGTGATGAAAAATTTACAGGATATGATTTTGCAGAAGTATTTACAAAAATAATGTCAGAGCAAATGAGGTTAAACATTATGCCTCAAATATTTACTCCATTTACAAGTCTTGCAACTAATTCTAGATTTACAGGTTCACCTATAGTTCCTCAGTACATGAAATCTTACTTACCAGATTCTGCACAAGATTATCCGTGGACAAATGCAATGCTATTGACTGCGTTTAAAAAGAATCCAGAGTGGGGTGGTTGGCAAGGATTATCGCCAATAGCTATGGAACATATTATAAAATCATACACTGGCACAATAGGTGCATATGTAATGGATTTTATTGTTGACCCTGCATTTAGAGAAGAAGGATTAGATTTAAGTGGTGGGCTAATACCTCCTAAACCAGACGTTACAGGATTTGGTTTTGGTACATGGGATAATGCACCATTAATAAAACGTTTATTTGTAGGTGAAACACCAAGACACACTAAAAATATTATAGATTCTTATAAATTAAAAAATGAAGTAACTAAAAGAGTTAATGAATTAAAAAAATTAAAAGATGAAGGATTTTTTGAACAAGCTATTGAGCTTGCACAATCCCCTGGCATGCAAGATATATTGGCATTAGACAAAGGATTACAAGGTCAGTTTATTAAATTACAAGAAATAGCTAAAGCAGAAAAATTAGTTTTTTCTAAAACATTTGAAGGCGATTCAAAATTTAGAGGTGAACAATTAGAAGAAATTAGAAAACAAAAAATAAAATTAACTGATGAATTAATAGGAATGTTGGAGGCGTACAATCTTGACTACATCATACCAAGAACAGTCACGCTACCATTTAGTGGCTCACAGTTACAATTACCTAAAAGACCACAAGGTCAAAATATTAGTATTGGTTCTACTAATATTACTAGCTCATCACAAGCTTTTGGAAACTCAATTACAGAGATGTTGCATGGAAACTAGTATTTACATAAATAATAATCCAGGAAATATAAAATACTTTGGTGATGGCGGAGTAGAAGGTGTTGATTATTATTTAGGTAAAGGTGACACAGGAATAAAATATAGAAAATTTAAATCAAAAGCAGATGGGTTAAGTGCAATTTTAGATACAGTCTATAAATATGGAACTACCAATGTTGATGAAATAATGGGTAAGTATGCTAGTGATGATAAAAGCGGAACAGCTATAGAGGATTATGGTTCTGAACTACGATTTGCATATGATGTAGCTAAAAATTTAGATTATGATAATGCTGAACAATTAAAAAATTTTGTTCAAGGTATAACACATTTTGAAAACTCTGCTAATTCAGAAGATTATGCAAATTATTATACAGAAAAAGATTATGAAGATGCTGTAAAATTATTTCAAGAAAAAAAATTATTTGAACAAATTGATAATGTTGAAACAAAAGGGGAGGGCTTTGAAATGAGAAAGCTAGGTCTATAATGAGTATGAAAGATACAATCTGGTTTGTCGGAGTTGTACTAGCATTAGGTGTCACATGGGGCATGACATCACAGCGTATATCTGCAATGGAAAAAGATGTAGATAGAATGGAACAAGCCCTTGTAATGTTTACAAAAATGGAAGTAAGACTAGCTGTAATAGAAGCAGAATTAAAAAATATAAATAAAAAACTAGATAACTAGGAGGAAGTATGAATAAATTAAAAGAAATGTGGAATGGTTTAAGTAAAAAAGGAAAGATAGCCGCAAGTGCGGTAGCCGCTATTCTACTTTTAATTATCTTTAGTAACATAGTATAAAGGAGAAAAAATAAATGTTAGGTGGGTTACCAGTAGAAATGATTACAATGCTAGGCTCTAGCTTATTAGGTGGATTTATGTCCATTTGGGGTCAGAGCATAAAAGCAAAACAAGATGAACAAAAATTATTATTAGCTAGAGCTGATAATCAAATGAAACATATTGAGAAAGCTAGAACATATGATAACAAAGGCTTTCAATGGACTAGAAGAATTATTGCATTAACTGCTGTATTCTTTATTATTGGTTGGCCTAAATTAGTGCCAGTATTTTTTGATACAAGTGTATATTTAACTTGGACAGAATTTACTAGAGGTTTCTTATTTTTAATAGAGCAAAAAGAAATAGTGTTAGATAAAGAATTTTTTGGCGTAGTAATTACACCTTTAGATACCCACCTAATGTCAGCAATTATTGGATTGTATTTTGGAGGTAGTCTTGTTAAGAAATAGTCTAATTATATTATTGGTATTACTTGCAACAACAGCATTAGGAGATTCAAATAATGACAACAACGCACAAACAAACTCCTCGGGTAGCAACACGCAAATCACAGGAGGGTATACATCGACTACAACTAACAACAACGATGGACAAACAAACACGACAACAAATACAACAACCAATAACAGCACTACAAATGGGTCAGATATACCCGTTAACTCATCTAACGCACCTTCATATTCGGCAATGTCTCAAGACGTTTGCTCGATGGGTGTTAGCGGGGGCGTTAGCACTGGCGTATTTGGGCTTTCTGGCGGTAAACATGTAAGGGATTTAAATTGTGAGCGTATTAAGCTTGCGAAAGTGCTTTTCGATTTTAATATGAAGATTGGTGCGATTAGTTTGCTCTGTCAAGATGAACGGGTTTTTATGGCCATGATTATGGCAGGCACACCATGCCCATTTGAAGGGAAGATTGGGCAAGAAGCTATAGAAGAATGGAATAAGTATGACATTGAAAGACCAGATTATGATACATATATTTCTAAATTAGAAACAAGGTCAAAAATAGATGAAGAACTTGCAGAAATAGCAAGACAAGAAGAAGAGAAAAGATTAGCAGAAGAAAAAGCTAGAAAAGAAGCAGAGCTTGCTACACTAAAAGAACAAGAAGAAGTAGATAATATAATTATTGAAACAGATTTAGAAACACAAGAAAGAAGAATAATTAACGTACACGGAGAATGAGATACTTATACTATGGGATATGGCTTTCAATAGCTATATCTTTTTTATGTATTTATAGCATTGGTAATACCCAAACTGTAACTACAGGTAATCTACTACCTAATTCAAATAATGGCGTAGATTGGGGTTCTAGTAGCACAGACCAAATAAATCCTGGTGCTAGTTCTGGATATGTAACTAATAATAGTAATTTAAATGGGTTTGATATTACATGCCCAACAACTCAATCTAATTGTGGGTACAAGTATAGTGTAGGTGGTGACTTTGAGGTCACAGGCACTGCAACAGTGAGTGCTGATGATATAAAATTATATAGCAATACTATAACACAATCAATGCTAGATAATGGCGTTACATTAGATAGTCATGTAGATGTTGCAAATTGTGAAAGCACACAAGGTAACTGTGAATCTAAAGGTGGTGCAAATGATTCTCATACTACAACTGTAACATTAAAAGATAATAGTGGTAATACTTTATCAACTGTATCACAAACGAGAACAGAAGTTACAGGTTTTCAAGGTAACTGTAATGGATATCCAGGCTCGTCTGGTGCTGTAGCTACAGCTTGTGGTCAATATAATGACAGGATAATTTATTTAGGCGTGGGTGCAAACAATGTAGATTGGTCTTGGACTGGCACAGATAGTAATTATAGTAATCAATCTAGACAGGGGCCAAATTTGTTAGGTGCAAAACTAACAATGACCTACAATGATACAGAATACAATCCTATTGATGAGGATGTAATAGAAGATATTGAAGATATAGTAGAAAATATACCAGATGATTTTGATTGGATAAACGAAGATATTACTGAAATCCCAGATTTTTCTATACCAGAAGAAGAATTTACTATACCTTTTGAAGAAGATTTTTATTTTGAAGAAATAGTTATTGATGACTTACCCCCAATAGAAGAATTTGATATGGAGGTTTTTCAAGAAATGCCAGATATGGAAGTGGTATTTTTTGAAGAAGAATTTTCTGAACCAATAATGGTAACAGAAGAAATATTTACAGAGGAATTTGAGGAGGATTTTACTGAATTTTTAGAAGAAACTGGTATGGAAGAAGAGTTCCTAGAGTTTCTTGAAGACGAAGGCATAACTGCTGAAGAATTTTTTGAAGAGATAACTGAGGAGGAGTTCAATGATGAGCTTACTGAAGAGTCTTTTGAAGAGTTTGAGGAGCCATTGGAAGATATCTCAACGGAGGAAGAAAGCGTTCCAGAGGTTGAGGAGAATGAGACAGAAACAATGGAAGAAGTTACTGAGTCAGAACCAGTAGAAGAGGAAAAAGAAGTTGCAACAAACGAAACAACAAAAGAAGAAGAACCCGATAGCACAGAATCTGAGGACTCCGAAGTATCAACAGAAGATAGTGGAGAGCAAGAAGATATACAATCGGAAGAAGTGGACACCAAAGACAGGGTTGCTACAGATGTTGCAAAGGTAGAAACAAAATTAAAAAACAATTTAAAAATAATAGCTAAACAAATAGCTAAAATAACAAAAGAGACAACTCAAAACTTAACAAAAGAAGATTTATTTTTTAAGAACGACACTCTAGATGCTTACACTAAAACACAATTTTATAAATCAAAAGACATATACACAGACCAAGGTATAGATTTATTTAATCAAATAGATTTAAGCATTTATGATAAAAATATTTACAGTGGGGTAACTCTTGCAAGTTACACACAAAACGACCCTGTAGAGGTACATAGGGTACAGCTACAAAAAGCACAAAACAAAACTAATCAATTAGAATTAGAATTGGAGGCTATGAAGAATGAAAATAATTGAAAAACTTAGTACATATGCGGCACTGCTTGGAGTTATTGGTGCTATTGGTGGTGGTTTTTACACCTGGGGCCAGTTTAATTCAAGGCTTGATGCCATTGAAGCTACACCTCCAGTAAATTTAAAACCATTAAAAGAAAAAGATAAAGAACTAGAAGCAAAGATTGATGATGCTTTATTATATGCAAATGAATACAAAGTAGATTTAATTGATAGAATTAAAAAGGTAGATGATAAAATATTACCTACAGATTTAACTTTAGTATTTAAAGAAATAGGTAAAGTAAAAGAACAAATAGCTATGTTAAATATACCAGACCCTGTAGAACTAACACCTATCTATGAAATACTTACAGGTATAGAAAAAACTATAGCAATCTTGTCAAAAGAAAATGAAGTGCAAGACGCAAAGATAGACGAATTAAAATTACAATCTGCAAACCCATTAGGAGGTTAAATGGCTATTGAAACTACAGGATTAATGCGTCAACAGTTGATGCAATCACCTACTAATATTGCACCCCAAACACCTATGGATGGCACTGTTACAAGAACATCTATGGCTAGAGATTTAATAAGTGCAATGAATGATATAGATTTTAGACAACTAGTTGAACAGTATGCGGCAATATCTGGACAAAGTGTTGCAACATCAAGACCACTAACAAATCAAATGATGCAAAATCAAAATAATAATTTAGGTGGAGATGTTATGCAAGGTGAAGCTAGAACGCCTGTATTAAATCCAAATCAAATGCCAAGTCTACAAGGTATGTATTCTAATATGCCTGTAATTCCAAATAATTTTAACAATGCACCTGGTATTGATGACGCCCAGAGAGAGAATATGGGATTAATGCAACCACAACCTATGGGAGCATAATATGCCACATCCAGGTGGTTTTCATGGAAATGTAGTAATAGGACAGTCGGGTACAACTCCTGGGCCTGTGGGTATGGGTAGCCCACCACCAAAAACACATAAACAAAAAATAAAAGATTTCTTTAGTATGACACCTAAAGAAAGAAGAGAAAGATTTAATAGTAATCAAAAAAATTTATCAAAAAATTTTCCTAAAACTCCATCATTAGATGATGTAGATGATAATAGAACACAAGAACAAAAAAGTAGAGACGATAGAAAGTTATATAGACAATACAGAAGTCCAAAAGTATTATATAATAATGAAGTAGCAAAGCACAACGAATTAGAAGCAGAAAGACTATCTAATACGGGGTATTTTTCTCGTGTTAAAAAAGTAAATAATTATTTTAATAATAAAGCAAGAGAAGCAAAAAAAACATATATACAACCAAACGCATCTTGGTGGGAAAGAACAATAAAAAGTAACGCAATTGATGCATGGTATTCTACAGGTAACATAGCAGTAGGAACAATGGAAGGTGCATTAGGTCTTACATTAGACCCTGCGTCTAGTTTTGTAGCAAGCACAGTTGCAAATGCAAATGATTTGTGGAGGACAATAAATGGATTACCTTTTAGTGCTGAAATACACAATCAAATAGCAACAGATATGCAAGAACATATTATTGGTTCGACAATGGCATATTGGGAATCAACAGGTTATGGGGCTATGAGAACTGCCACAGGTAAAATACCAAGTATGTCTGCAACAGCTAATTTTGTATCAAAAAAAATACCTTTTGAATGGAATAATGCTACAAAAGTTGTAAATAATATGATGAAGCAGAAAAAAAATAAAGCTTCTGATATGATTATTGATGGGGATTTTAAGATTGTAACAGAGGCGGCTATAAAAAATCCATTAGTAAAGAAAGAAATAAAAACATTAGCTATACAATCTTGGGAACAATCCAACATGGCTAATTTAGGTAGCATACAAGCTAATGCTATTGCCAATCAAATGAGAGTAAAAGAAGGTATCATGCCTGTTCAAGCACAAAGTTTAAGTGCGGCGGCTACACCAACAGAACTTATAACTGACTCTTTAAATTTAAAAAAAGAACCTTTTTATAACCCTATAAAAATGCAACTAGATTCTTTACCTGTAAATGATGCAGGACAAGTAAAAGTAAAAGATATTGAAACTGTAATGTCTGTAAAGAAAATGCAGAGACCAATGATACTTAGTAAATTTAATGATTATGTAGCAACGTTAAAAGAAAACAATGTTACAAATGTAGATAAAACTACTGTACAAAAATATATAAATGATAACCCAATAACAGCTACTATTGATATAGGTATGAGAGATGTACCTATAGAATTAATGGAAGAACTAAGTGCTTCTAAAGATAATTTATTAGCAAATTATTATGAATTAGCAAATCATGCAAACGATGTTGCTAGTAATTCAGTGTATGCAAATAGAGATTTAACTGCTGTTGATGTTCCAAGCCACAACCTCGTAAGCCATCCACTAATGATGTCAATGACTGAATGGGATATAATGCGTAGAGCTAGTGGAAATGGAATGATTGCTGATATAACAGAAAATTATTTAAAGTTTGTAACAGGTGAAGGTAGAATGTTTAATGAAGGCTACACTGCAACAGAAGCTGATTTATTAAAAGAATTTACTGATGGTGAAGTATTATTTAGATTTGCTGTACCAAATGGTGTAAAAACAAAAACAGCAGGAAATATACCTATAGAATTAAATAAAAGAATGTATTTAGATGCATATAAAGAAAAAATTATGTATGCTTTAGCTTATGTTAAAGACCCTAGAACAAATTTTTATGTAAGTGTAAACAAACCACAAAGTTATAACATGTTGGGAGAAACATGGGTAAATAAATTATTAGAAAATTTTAATAATAGAAAACATTTTGACCCAGATAGAAATGATATAAACAATGGATTTGTTAAAGACCCTCCAAGAGTAGATGGAGAATTAATAACTGCAGAGATGTTAGTAAACTCCGAAAACAGATTTACAGGTGGGGTTGCTTTAGATGTTATTGTACAAAATATGACTTTAGGAGATATTCCAGGATGGAATACTTATGTAACTCAATTAATGCAAAGTGAAATTAGTGGGCCAAATTGGCAACAAACTATTAATAATTTAAATAAAAATTCAAACATTTTATTTGAAGTAAACGAAAGAGTAGATGCGGCAAGACAAGAGTCAACTCTTAGACAAGTATTAGAGGGAGATAAAAGACCTTATGTGGTAACTAATCCAGACCCTGGCAATTATGAAAGTAGAGGTGCAGTAACATACGATTCCCATCCATATTCTAAATACATGGAAGTAAAATTAACATATAATAATTTATCTGGATATCCAGAATTTGGAGACTCACATTTTAGAGATACTAAAAATTTAGCATCTTGGAGTTTAGTTACAGCAAGACGTATAAATAAAGGGCCATTAAATCCAGATGGTGATAAAGCATATTTTATAGAAGAAATGCAACCATCAAAACCAGACACTGTAGTTGACGAGGGAACTGCCACTGGAGGTCGATTTGAGGGTAATACTTTTGTACCAACAACAGATGGTATCCCTTCTGCTTCTGCTATACAGGGAACACCATTTTATGGCACAATGACAAAGATGCAAAAAGATGCTGATTGGTATAAGAAAAAATTATGGGCAGATATTAGAACTGCATATGATATGGGATTTGATTACATAGTTATTCCAACAACAAAATCAATACAGAAAAAAACTGGTTCTAAAGGTGTATATGATACATTACCAAATGTTGCAAGTAAATTTGGTTTTGATGTAACTAAAAATGCTGATATGAGAGATTATGGATTTGGTGCACCAGATAGAGTAATAGAACAACGTTTACGAGAAGCAGAAGATATACAAAGAGGTGCGGAACAAGTTGGAGATGATTTTGGGCCATATGGAAAAGATGACATAGATTTTGAATTTTTATTTGAAAAATATGGTGACACTAAATTTCACATTATAGATATAAGAAATAAAGAAAAAGTATTTGAAATACTTAATAAACCACAGCCTGTTGCATTTAATACATTAATAAACCAAACAAGTGAAGCTTTATTTGAAGCTACTACAACTGTTTAAGAAGTTTATTTAATCTTTCATCAAAGTTAACAGACTCAGACATACAGTGTTTTACAATAGAAGATATTATATATTTGTAGTGGGTATCATCTAATCTTTCAATTATTGTTTTAGGATTAGGATACTCATGATTAATAATTAAATTACCATCAGTATTAATAGATACTTTAGTTATAAAAAGGGGAGCATTACGCTCCCTTTTTTTATTTTGACTTTGGTTTATCATCTGATTGTACAAACGATGGATTTATTTTTGGGTCTAGTTTAGGTAATTTCATTAACACATTTACTGCTTGTGTAACTTCACCATAAGGTCTACCCATAAGATATCTTAAGATAGCATCTCTGTCATCTTTACTTAATATGTAGCTTTCCATTTTTTTCCTCAAATTTTATTTCTCCTGCTATAGCACTATATGCCGCCATATCTATATATGTATCTTCACTAACAGCACCAAGTTTAGTTCGAGCCATTTTTAATAACGCCATCATAATTGCTACATCATGAGCTTCTACTTTTACATCTAAGTATGCTGACCATAACTTAGCTATGTTATCATGGTTTTTTACTTTATCACCATAATCTCTTTGTCTATCTCCACCAACTAAATTGATAGCTTTAGATAATAATTCTTTTGTTTTTTTTGCTACTATCATACTTTCACCAAATCTAGTATAGGAACTAAATATCCTCTTGATGTTAAATTATCTCCTCCAGGAACAACTCTGTAATCTTTACTAACTAATTTTTTTAATCTTGATAATGGTATTTGTATAGAAAACAAATGCATATCTTTTGCACTAACTATTTTAAATATCCAAGTTCCTGCATTACTAACTTTTATACCACTGTCTTTACCTCTTGATTGAAATTCAACATATACATTACCTGTTTTATGTGCCATTCTATCTGTTTTTAATTCATATTTCTCAAGAGATTTCATTACAAGTTTTTCATGCTTTTTACCATAAGATAAATCTTTAGAAAACTTTGTTATAGAAAAATCATTTTGTTTTAATTTTTTAATGTCTGTACTTTTATTTTCTTTTATTTGTGTTTTCATTAATTTAACTTACTCTTTTTTTCTTTAATTACTTCAGTCATATCTACTTTTTTATCAACAGCCTCTTCATTATCTAATTTTCCTAATGCGTTTACACCCTCATCAAACACTGTGCCAGGGTCTGTTAATGCCATGTTTACCATACCATGAGCTATAGTTAAAGCTATACCTGTTTCTTCTGTAAAAGGTACAAACTTAGGTTCTGTAATAACAATACCAAAACCTCCTTCTGCAGGATAAACTGTTATGGTTATATTATTGTTAATATTCATTACACCATTATCTTTCATTTTGTTTTCCTATTAAGTTAAAAAAATGTGTAGCATCAACAATAACTAGTGGCTGAAACTTGTTCATTTTATT